CGATGGGCCGTGTTGGCGTGTCCATCCGCGGCGCCGAACCGCGCCATACATTGATCCTCGTGGACGGACAAGCCGTCATGGGGGACTTTGCCAAATACTATGGCGCCGGGGACGAACTCCTGCGTCAGGGCACGGAAAACGTGGAACGCATCGAGATCATCCAGGGCGCTGCCTCTGCCAAATACGGCTCCGACGCCATTGGCGGCGTCATCAATATCATTACCCGCAAGCCGGCGAAAACCGCCGGTATGGAGGTGAACGTAGAAGGCCGCCGCGTCAAGGGTGACAGCGACGTCTTCCCCTATCAGAATATTTTCCTCCGTGCCGACAGCGGACAAATGGGCAAGGTCCGGGCTACGATCTTTGGCAGTAAACGCGATGTTCTGCCTATTTATGATAACAGCGGCATGACCTTGTTACCTCCCAGTCTGATGTCTGAGAATTTAGGAAATTATAAAAATTCCTTACGCTATTATGGGACGATTTCCAATGTGGGTTTGTCAGCAGCGTATGACGTGAACGATCACAATACGATCAGCTTCAATGCCAATCACTACAAGGAAGATCTGAAAAAGGATACAAGGCATACAAATATGATCTTTGAGCCCTATCAGAAATTCAAGCGTACGACTGACCGCAACACCTATGGCCTGTCGTGGAAGGGAAATAATCAGAGCAGTACAGACTGGAACGTAGAGCTGAACTATGCCCGCATGAATGAAGACGACATTGCCCTTACCAGTGATTTCGAAAAATCCATTTACGAAGGCAAGAATACGCTGAACTATATTGACGATATCGATCATCGCCAGTACGACTTCAAGGCCAGTGCCAATACGCAGGTCAATGACCAGCATATGCTGACTTACGGTGTGACCTATACCTATGAAAAGGGTGAAGGAAGCCGCTTGAAGAGTGCTCCTGATACGTATACGCGGACGATTGATCCCTGGGAGTACGATAAGAGTTTAGGCGTAGATGTAAAAACTGGCGCGCCTAGCTCGACCATTCATGACTATCAATATACGAAAGGAACAGATGGCATTCCCCGATGGGATTCTGATTATGAATATTATGGCTATGATGCGAAAAATTCAGAATCCATGCGTCCTGCATTTGGGTATGATGATTATCTTAAGTTTTTTGATGGACAAAGTATTAGTGGCATTACGCGTGTATATGAGGCTATGTCTGAAACAGATAAAGAAAAAGTGCATCGTTTTCAACAGCAATTAGCTGCTGATCCAGCGAATAAGGGAAACGAATTACTTTCTAATCCAATGGCTGCGGCGATTGCAACAGGAGCATATTATTCTCATGGAAATGCTTTGTTTGGTTCTTTGAAATTCAATGGGAAAGATTTTCAGGAAATATATAATGCACAAACCAATCAGCAAACTATTGGACAGGCTACTATTCGGAAGCAGAGTGTGTTCGTACAAGATACATGGCAGATCAATCAAAATACCATTTTATCTCCCATTATCCGTCTCGATCATAGCAGCCTGTTTGGCTCGACGGTGACGGCCAATATGGGCATGACTCACAACCTGAGCGGCAACAGCCATCGCCGTTTGAAGGCGAACTTCGGTACGGGCTATACGGAACCGGGTATGGGTGAGCTTTATTATAACTGGGAAATGTACAGCGGCAGTGCGGCCGGCATGGGTACGGGACGGCTGGGCTGGTACTGGATCGGCAATCCCGATCTGAAGCCGGAAAAGTCCGTTAATATCGATTTGTCTGTGGAAGGGGAAAATGTCCATACCTATGCCAGGGCCGGATTATTCTATAATCGCATTCGCAACTATATGACTACCTATTTTACGGGGGACAGCCCGTAACGAATTAGACAGATTTGCAGCCATAGCCAACACAGATGCAGTCGTTGTTGAAACGACCTTTTTTAGTACTTTGAAAGGACTCCCAAGGCCGCACGATCCAAAATTCATATTGATATCAATGTCGATAGTATTGTCTGATTTTGTGTTTACAACGACCGAATGAACAAGCGCTTGCACGATAGCGCGACGTGCTTCAAAATCATGTGCGGTCAGCAGGGCTTGACGGAGTAATTCCAGATTTTTCTTTGTGTTGCGAATTTCGATCTCAGGATTTATACTATCTTGTTGGTTTAGTTCAGCAAGCAGCATTTCGGCATCCTTTATTTGTGCATCAAACGGTCCTAGGCGTTCGGCAAGGTCTTCATCGGTTATGATATCCTTGAGGCGTAGATCAATTAAGTCACGACGCTCTTTTTTGATACGCTGGATGTTTTTCTTTACATCGTCAATAGCCGGCTGTATTTTTTTGTTTTCTATTTTGTCGGCATAGTAGGATTGTAAAATCTTTTCAGCGTATTTTTTATCTTTTAATATTTTTTTGCACTCAGCCCATACAATGGTTTCAATCCAATCCGCGGGAACAGGTTTTGCCTGCGTACATGGCTGCCTATCACCCCAGTCGATCCGGCGACTCCTGGACTTGCCGCTGCATTTATAAAAACGGCTAATAGTAGATGCGGGGCGATCCTTATAATACACACCCGTGTACGCATAGCCACATAGACCACAGCGAATCAGACCTTGATTTAATAAATAATGATGCGGATTGTTTTCATGCCGGTTAAAAAGTTGTCGAGGTTTCATGGAGTCATTCGCAGCCTTCCAGAGTTCCGGCGTCACAATAGCGGGAATATCAATCGTAATAATGTCATCATACATTTTGCTTTCTCTGTTAAATACGGCCAGTCCTTTGTATTTTTCATTTTTTATCATCTGTAAAATGGTGCTTGTTTTCCATCCTTGTGGTGTAGGGGCGGGAACTCCCAGACGATTTAAATAATTTGCCATTCGTTGACTGCCGAAATTTTCCATAGCAGTCTTTTTAAATATCATTTGTACTATGTTGGCGCGTGTCATATTGCCATAAATAAGATCGGCGTCAATGATTATATGCTGATCTGTATTAAATTTATATCCATAAGGCGCGCGGCCAAAGACACCGACAATCCCTCTGCGTAATTTTCGTTGTCGACCGTCATTCATTCTCTTTTTAATTGTAGACAGTTCGTTTTCGGCCATGGCCAGCAACATCGTAAACATAAATTTGCCTTCCGGAGTAGATGTGTCATAATTTTCTGATATAGACCGAATAGCGACATTCATGTCCGTTAATTGCTGGCATACCCGCAGCCCTTCAAAGGTGGAACGCCCCAGCCGGTCTGTACGATAAAAAAGGACGGCGTCAAATTTCCCGGATTTTGCTTCAGATAATAAACGCTTGCCTTCTACGCGATCGGCGAAGGGAAGTGATCCGCTTTGTGCTTCATCATAATATTCGCCGGCAATAATTAAATTGTTGTTCTTGGCAAAAGAATGAAGCGCATCCTGCTGCATTTCGATTGTTTCTTCATCGCGTTGTTTTATAGATGATACGCGACCATATAAAACGTATCGTATTGATTTTGGCATAAAAAATCAGCTCCTTAGATATAGAGAAATAGGGGCTGATTGTGGTATACTTATAAAGTAATCAGCCCTTGTGAGGTGGATTATATTTGCCGGCAAGGTATTTCCAGTACCTTCGGCGCTGCCCCGTGTCCTGTTTCAGCAGGATACGGGATTTTTTTTTTAGCTATTTATTAATGTAATTTGCCAACAACGACTAAATGAGTAAAAGATCCACCCATTTTGTTCTTTACCTCAGTACGACCGACGGGGTACCCATAAATAGTAGCCTGTTGTCCAACTTGAATAGAGTTAGCATTTCCGGAAATAATCCCATCTACAATAATATTTTCACCGGATTGTATAACAATTTCACATGATTCCCCGCCTAATGCTTTTGAAATATTGTTGTCTGGGGGATTGTTTTCAGCAATAGCAACTGTGCCTGTAAATGGAATAACCTTGCCATAATAATCCCACGGAGATTTATAAACGGCTACGATATCTTGATTTTCAGCGATAGAAGCTAATGCATCATGCTTTTTCAGTTCTTCAACAGCTATTTTCATATTTCCATTTTTTAGGGGATCCGGATCAGACTTATTCCATTTTGGGGCGGCATCTTCCGACTGGCTTGTGTTTGAACCTTTGGCACTAGCCGAGTCATTTGAGGAACTGCCACAACCCGCGAGGCTGAACATAGCGGCTAGAGACATTACCATGGCACTTGTTTTTAACATTGATTTTTTCATACAACATTCCTCCTAAATTGTTTTTAGCTGTTCCATCCTTTTTAAATGAAATGCCAGCTATGCGAGCGATATTATATATATTGCTCTGGATATTCGTGTATTAATAAGATCACTTTTCTTTTCGCAATGCGGGATGTATCCAATAATTTTCGGTAACATTAGGAATGTTTTTAGTTAAAAAATTATCCCATGATATTTGAGCAGCTGTCGCTTTTGACATTGTACATTTGGCAACCACTTCTTTTGAAGTTTTTCCATATATATCAACTAATCCTGCTTCGCCAAATAAAGTTATTTCATCAATAGGAAGATTTTGAGAATATAATTTTTTAAAAATATCTTTCGCCTCGATGTTAAATATTTTGCTTCCACCGGTATTAAAATGGAGTAGCACTATTTTTCCATTAGAATTAAGATTACCTACATTATTATTTATTGTTATATTGATAAATTCATCACCTAACGTTTCTTTGCTAAGACGTTCGATTTCTTTAGGTATCCAAGCTTCATAGTTTGCTTGTTCATCATATTTTTGTTGTTCTTGTTGTGCAATCCAGGCCTCATATTCCGCCTGTTCGTCATATTTTTGCTGTTCTTCCCTAGCTTTTTCGACTTGCTTCTGTTGCGTTTCTTGTTGATTTTTTTGCTCTTCCTGTTGTTGCTGCGCGAGTCTTTGTTCAGATGGTATTTGAGGAACAGATAGCGCAAAGCAAATAAACAAAATTATACTAGTAACAATACCTATGCAGGACATCCTTTTTCGTGTTTTTTTTTCTTCTGGCCCCCAACGAATTACTAAACGAGGGTGAATAAGGCCAATAATTAATACAATAACAGACACAATAAATAAAAAAAAGAATAAGAAAGCCATTTTTAATTATATCCTTTCTAAAACACATGACGATTAATCTGTTTTATTGAATATTGTTATATTCTTTTTTAATTTTACAAATTGATATGGTACTCCTTTTGTTTTTGCCAAGCTATAGATTCCATACTCCTCGTTGTCAAAAAGGTATTGATCATTTAATAATAATTCTACAGCAAATAGATTAGCTATATGTTCCACTCGATCAGCATTAATGCTCATCGTATAAGTCTTTAGCCATTGTGTATTATCATTTGGAGTACATAAAGCATGCCCTAATTCATGAGCGCAAACAAATGAAAGCATCCAATCTGGCGTAATAGATTTGTCAATAATAATAAATTTAGATCGTTTGTATTTTAAATAATTGCCAAACTTTCCACCTAACCCACGATATACTATAGTAATATTTTTGGCCTCAGCTAACCGAAAAGGATCATCCGTTTTACATGCGGTTATGAGGCGATTCGCAATTCGCTTCACATCCATAGGACAATCAATCCTTTCGATATTTTTTAGGAGTATATTTTTTCTTGGCTATTTTCTTTGCTTGGATCATAGCGGCCTTTATTGTTGCTTTAAATGCTTCCATATCTTCTATATCTTCTTGCCCGTTATAAGCTGCAGAAGAAATAGAGTTCATCATGTCTTCTAAGTCCGATTCAATTTCGCGTTCTTCCTTGATGGTCAAACCTGATGTATTGGGGTGGAGTTTTCCTGTTTTTAAAAACTCAGGGGAAAAACGAGGATCTATTTCAGATTTTTGTATATGCAATGCGTCTGCTATTTTTTGAACGCTTCCCGCATTAGGAGTAGATCTCATTGCAAAATAGCCTGACAAAGTGGAGCTGGGTATGCCTGTCATATCTGAAAGTTGAGATTGTGTTAAATGACCGGCATATTTTTTTAAATTATTAGATATTAATTCTCTAAGTTCTTTATCAAATTTAGAAAGTTTATTTCTTGGCATTAGATCACCCTCTTATTTTTTCTATATTATAACGAATATGTTCGTTAAAAGCAAGCGCATCTACTACTGAGAAACGAAAAAAAAACGTTTTTTAAATGAATGCATTATTGACAAAACGAATAAACTCGTTTATTATGTAGGTGCAAGGAGGTGATAACATGAAAATAATGTTAGAGGCAGCGAGAATAAATGCGGGATATACTCAGATTGAAGCTGCAAAATGTTTGGGAATGCATTATCAAACTTTGGCAAAACTTGAGGATGACAGTTCCAAGATGCCGTATGAATTTATTCGTAAATTGCCTAAGATATATGGAATACCTGTAGATAATATTTTTTTTGGTTCTAAAAACGAGTTTATTCGTTTATTGAGACGTAAGGCTTCTTCTTACGATTCTTAAAATCAAACAATCTCCACACCTTCATTGCAGTGTAAGTCACTCAAACGCAAGCCTGAACAATAAGCCCTGTGTTGAGCCAATTCGATCCGCTTTTTTTCGTGGTCAGCTACCACGCCGGGAATTGTTGGATTACACGTAGATAGCGCAAATATCTACTTCTTGCTGAATGCTTCACTTTAGCGGTTAGGTTCCGCCTCTATTGGATAACCTTACGCATTAGCACTTAGAACATCAAGTGTGGGAACAGGCGAATACAAAAATTGTGTCAAAATGACCACTCCTTTTCGCCATATAAGGCAATTCAATTGTAAAGCATTTAAATTGTGATGACAAGTTGGGTGAGCAAACTAGGACAAGAGCGCCGTGATGCGGTATCGAGGGGAGGTGAGAGAGAATGGAACCCGCCAGAAAAGAACTCGTTCCAAAAAAAGATCTAACAAAAAGAAAATTGAGTAAAAACCGTGTTGATGAGCTCCTACAACTTTTAAATCAGGTTGCTGAAATTTCACGTACAGCCCCAGGATATCTTATTACTCATTACATTGCGGCAGCAGAAAGTATAGACCGTTTGATACTTGAAGAAGCTAAAATCCAAAAATCGACAATGTAGGTTTAACTGCCAGTACTTTTACACCTTCTGTAGAAGCATTGCCGCTAATGTTCGAAAGCTTTGATTTTGTTTTATCCCAGCGAAAGGAGGTAACACATGAAAACAAAATATACTGTCAGGGTACATTACCGGAACGATCCGGAAGCCGATGGAAAAATCAGCACAGATTATTGCGCAGGCTATCCGGGACGGGAAGATTAAACTTACCGGAGATGTACCAAAAGAAGAGCCAGCATGATCTGCGCAGACTGCGGACGGGAGATCAACGGAGAATACGTACTGATCCGGCAGCATGGTTACTATGTCCCAGTGCATCGGGACTGCGGTGTGTGTGTTACGTATCATGGCCCGCAGCCTAAAAAGAAGCCCCGGTGCAGAGTAACCAAGGCTTTGAAAAATTACAGAGAGGAGCATGAAAATGGACGATGACAAGATGATCGAAAATGCAGCTATGATAGGTCTTTCGAGATCGAATGGCAGCATTGAGTTGCCGGAGTGGATCAATGACCGCAAGAAACCGTCGGTAGAAGAAATACTGGCTACGGATTATGGAGAGCCAGTTACTTTGAAGGATATCGGTAGTGTGGCTTGGAAAGTCGTAACGATTGCATTTGTAATCGGAGTGATTTTGGCAGCGTGGGCATAAAAAAAAGCCGCCTCTGCAAAGGCGGCAAACAACAATCAGTAGTAGATATGGAGTTGTATTTTGAACTGTTAGATGATTTAAAAAACGCACGGCAAGACAGAAACATGTTTTTCGTACTTTACGTGATTACATTGGTGGCATGTGTATATATGTCATATTTGCTGGGAGTGTGGTGAGTAAAAATAAAAAAAATAATCAGAGTATTCCCACGAAAAACAGTAATGTCTCCCACGGATCAAATGGCATTCTTTGACGTACCGCCGTTCGTAGAATTTTTACCGGAGTTCGATGAAGTACATATTTCTTGTACGTTTACGTGGGATAAAGAAAAAGCAGAGTTTTTGCATGAACAATGGTCGGCAATAACAAATAAGCCTGTCCGGATCGGCGGGCCTGCATATAACTCCCCTTGTGGTAGTTTTACGCCCGGAATGTACGTAAAGAAAGGCGTTGTTTTCACCAGTCGCGGATGCGTAAATCATTGCCCGTTTTGTTTCGTGCCAAAGCGTGAAGGGAAATTAATTGAGCTTCCGATTTGTGAAGGGAATATTATTCAAGATAATAATTTTCTTGCATGTTCAAAACAACACAAACAAAAAGTATACGACATGCTAAAAACACAGCATGTGATAAGTTTCAGAGGCGGACTTGAATCTGAATTCATAAACGATTGGGACATAGAACAGATGAAAAATTTAAGAATTCAATCGTTATGGATGGCATGTGACAGCGGAGATCGGATTAATCCGTTTATAAAAGCAGTGGAAAAATTAAAAAAAGCTGGTTTTACTCGCAACAAAATATATTGTTATGCATTGATAGGGGACGATATGAAAGAAAATGAAGAACGGTTGCGATTGATTTATAAAGCAGGTGCATTGCCATTTGCACAATTATTTCAACCGCCGGAGCGGATTGAATATTCTCAAAAATGGAAACAATTTCAGCGGCAATGGTCGCGTCCCGCAATTATTAAAGCAAGAATGAAAAAAAGGGTGGTAAGTAAATGAAACTTGTAGAAATGAACGTCGCATTATACCGCGGTGAAAAATTTATCACATCAGGAACGCCGCCGCAAATAGCTAAAGAGCTGTCGGTGAAGGTATCCACAATCTTATTTTATTTAAGTCCGGCGTATGCTAGACGGTCAAGTAAAAGCAATCGGAGAATTATTGAGTTGCCGGAGTGGATCAATGATCATAAAAAAACATGTCCACAATCAGCCGTTACCGGGGATGCGGAGTCAATCACCTTGTGGGACATGATTAAAATAGTGGCACAGATCGTGCCTATTGCATTGCTGATATGCGTTGTGTGGGCGGCATGGTAATAAGAAAAAGCCGCCCACGGGAATGGGCGGCAAGCAAAACAATTTATATTTATAGTATAGCATAAAGGAGGCACACATGTCAGTAAAAATCACAAATTTAGAAATTGAAAATGTTAAGCGTGTCAAAGCTGTCGCGCTAGAACCGTCTACTACGGGTCTTACGATCGTCGGTGGTCGTAACGGCCAGGGTAAAACCTCTGTGTTGGATGCTATTGCATGGGCGTTGGGCGGCGATAAGCGGAAACCGTCAGAAGCACAACGAAAAGATAGTACAATCCCGCCGCGGATCCATTTGGAGCTTAGCAATGGATTGATTGTAGAGCGCAAAGGGAAATCATCTGCGCTGCATGTCATTGATCCATCGGGACAAAAAGCCGGCCAGCGATTGCTGGATAGTTTTATTGAAAAACTGGCGTTGGATTTGCCTAAATTTATGCAATCGTCAGATAAAGAAAAGGCAGAGACGCTGCTGCAGATCATCGGAGTTGGTGACGAACTGGCGAAGCTGGACCGGCAGGAGCAATCCCTTTATAATCAGCGGCTGGAAATTGGCCGGATTGCTGATCGGAAGAAAAAGCATGCTGAAGAACTGACATGGTATCCTGATGCCCCTGATGAGCCAGTCAGTGCCTCGGAGTTAATTAAGCAGCAACAAGAAATTTTGGCCCGCAATGGTGAGAATCAGCGAAAACGTGATCAGCTGGACACCATGCTACAGCAAAAAGCAGACGGAGTACTCCGGATAAAAGCATTGCAAGATCAGATCGCATCTCTACAAACGCAATTAGACCAGTACCAGGGACAAGATACGCAACTGCATACAGATATTTTATCAGCCCAAAAGACGGTTTTGGAACTGGAAGATGAAAGTATGGTTGAGCTCGAGCAGAGTATTGCTAATATCGATACGATCAATGTCAAGGTGCGGGCCAATGCTGACAAGACCCGGGCACAGGCCGAAGCGGAAGAACTGGGAGGACAATATAATGATTTATCCACGCAGATACAAGATGTTAAAAAGGCCCGCATGGACCTGCTGCAGCAGTCTAATATGCCATTGCCGGGATTATCGGTACAAGATGGGGAATTGATCTACAACGGGCAGAAATGGGATTGCATGAGTGGCGCAGAACAACTGCAGGTAGCCACGGCCATCGTACGCCGCCTAAATCCGGAGTGTGGATTTGTCCTCATGGACAAGCTCGAGCAGATGGATACGGAGACATTGGTTGCCTTTGGGAATTGGCTTGAATCCGAGGGACTACAGGTCATTGCAACCCGCGTTGCAACCGACGATAGCTGCAGCATCATTATTGAAGATGGGTATGTACAGGGAGCCGATTATGCACCTGCTAAACCAATAAACACGCCGAAAAAAGCTCCCAAATGGGAAGCCGGTAAATTTTAAAGGAGGTTTATATGTTTGAAGAATGGACGATCAAAAATGTTAAATATAAAGATGGCACCATTTTCATCAAATTTATGGATGCGAATGATGCTGAATATTCGCTGAAAAGTGAGGATCCCGCACGTCCGGAATTTATGGATGCCCTGCGTCATTTTAGAGATTGTTTCCGGTCTTTTGAAAGTAATCCCATATTGGATAGTCCTTCTAAAATGGCAATTCATACTATTGGATTTAAGTATAAGGACGACCAATTAAACAGTTTTGCTCCCACTTGTACAGTGCGTTCTGAGAATGGGTTTGAAGGGGAACTAGCAATCGCTGCCATAGCGTATCCGACCAATAATAAAGATATCAATGCATCCATATTAACCATTATACAAGAATCTAACCAATATATTGCAGGCCATCGGGCACAAATGGGGCTGTTTGATGGAGAGGAGGAATAGACCGTGAATATTATTTCCGGGAAAATACAAAAATATCAAAAAATAGTTGTGTATGGACCGGAAGGCATTGGTAAATCTACCTTTGCCTCCCAGTTCCCACGGCCATTATTTATCGATACAGAGGGCAGTACCGCTCATCTCAATGTCGATCGGTTGGAACGTCCGTCTTCATGGGCCATGTTGATGCAGTACATTAATGATCTGAAAAAAGATAACCTTGGCTATCAAACACTGGTTATCGATACAATTGACTGGGCCGAACATTTATGTGTCGAATTTATCTGCAATAAGAATCAAGTCAATGGCATTGAAGATTTTGGATATGGCAAAGGCTATATGTATGAAAAAGAAGAATTTGGCCGGCTGCTGAATCGGCTGCAAGATTTGGTGGATACCCAAATGAATGTCGTACTGACGGCGCATGCCATGGTCCGGAAGTTTGAACGGCCAGATCAGACACCTTATGACCGGTACGAGTTGAAACTGAATAAAGCCGGCGGCGCTAAAATATCCGATATGGTCAAGGAATGGGCTGACATGCTGCTCTTTGCCGATTACAAGATCGAGGTTTACAAGGTAGACAGCAAAGACAGCAACGCAAAAAAAACAAAAGTCAGCGGCGGGCAGCGTGTCATGTATACCTGCCATCACCTAAACTGGGATGCTAAAAATCGGCATGGCTTGAAAGAGTGCCTGCCGTTTGATTACCAATACATTGCTCATTGTATCCCAAGCACCTTAACGGCGCCCGTCGCGGAAATAGTAGACGCACCCAAACAAGAAAAAATATCCGCTCCGAAACCGGCAGATACCAAACCGAACCGGCCCGTACAGCCACCAGTCACCGCGCCGGCTGTACCTGATTTAGGGATTCCGAAAGACTTGGCGGATCTTATGGAAGCACAGCATGTGACGGAAACCGATATTCGCAAAGCCGTAGCATATCGGGGATATTTTCCCGAAGATATGGCAATCGCAGACTATCCGGAAGACTTTGTCAAAGGCTGCTTAATTGCCGCATTTCCGGCCATTGTAGCCGTAATTAAAGAATTGCACGACCAAGAAAATATACCCTTTTAATAGAGCAGGAGGAATATCATTATGGCAGAAGAAAGAGCATTTAGTTGGGACGATACCTATGAAGAAGCAGAAAGTGAATTTACCCTATTGCCGCCAGGCGATTACGATTTTACTATTGTGGATTTTGAACGAGGCTATTTTGACGGCAGCGAAAAAATGCCGGCGTGCCCGGAAGCTAATTTGAAATATAAAGTAGTAGCAGCCGACGGGAAAGAAACCACCATCAGACAAAAACTATTCTTGCATTCCAAATCACAATGGCAATTAACGAACTTTGCCTGCGCGATCGGGCATGCCAAACGGGGCGACGGTAAATTTTCCATTCGCTGGAATGAATTGATTGGCGCTACGGGGAGATTTCAGTTAGGCGTCCATAAATACAAGGATAATGAATATAATCAGGTCAAAAAGTTTTATGATAAAGAGCCGGCAGCCGGCGGCGTAACCTATCAGCAGGGAGCGTTTTAAATGGGCAGCCTGGCGCTGCGTCCCTACCAGCAGGCGGCCGAAACGGCCGTTCTGCAGGAATGGGAAGGCGAAAATAAGAAAACGCTGTTAGTGCTTCCCACAGGATGTCATGCAATCGGCGAGCGGATATTGCTGGCAGATGGGAGCATAAAACCGGTAGAAGATATTCAGGCAACCGATTTATTGATGGGTAGCGACGGTACTCCACGTAAAATATTCAAAATCATTCATGGAAATGGAAAGTTATATCGGATTTGTCCTGTAAAAGGAAAGCCATTTTTGGTAAATGAAGATCATCTTCTTACATTAATACGGACAAGCGAATCCTCTAATCCTAAATATCCCAGTGAAAATCGTGGCGGGGAAGTTATTGATGTAACAGTAAAGGAGTGGCTTTCATGGAAGAAATGGAGAAAACATCTTTATAAATTGATACGTGCTTCTACTGTAGAGTTTTATCATGAAAAAAAAGATAATTACCCTATTGATCCATATTTCCTAGGGGTTTTATTGGGTGATGGGGGGTTAAATGGGGCATCGATAGGGATTACAACCATGGATACGGAAGTTGTCAACGTTATTTATCAACAAGCAAAAATCCATGGATTACGTATTCGGACAGAACCCGCAGGAAAAGCAACTACATATATTTTCCAAAGCAAAGAAAGATATGTTCATTCTAAATTTATTAAGTCATTAAAGGAAATGGGATTAAGAAACCAAACATCGGGAACTAAGCACGTACCAATCCCATATAAAACAGCCTCCGTAAAAATTAGATTACAAATTATTGCGGGATTATTAGATAGTGATGGACATTTGACGTGTAATGGGTATGATTTTATTTCTAAATCCCCCCAATTATCAAATGATCTAGCATTTATGTGCCGCTCGGTTGGATTAGCTGCATATGTCTCCGAATGTCAAAAAAAATGCGGGGAATTTACAGGGACATACTATCGAGTCAGTATTAGTGGTAATTGCGATTCTATACCTATGAAAATCCCCCATAAAATAGCAAAAGCAAGGAAACAAAAGAAAAATGTATTAGTTACTGGATTTACAGTGAAATACGTGTGCGAAGGATCGTATATTGGGTTCACTGTTGACAAAGATAACCGGTATTTACTCGACGATTTTACTATTACGCATAATTGCGGCAAGACCATTGTTTTTGCCAAGATCACAGAAGACCGTGTCCGGGTGGGAGAACGGGTGCTTATTATGGCCCATCGGGAAGAACTGTTGAAACAGGCAGCCGATAAAATTGAAAAAGCAACCGGGCTGAAAAGTGCGGTAGAAAAAGCCGAGCAATCCTGCAAAGGAAGTTGGTATCGCGTAGTGGTTGGCAGTGTGCAAACATTAACGCGGGATAAGCGGCTGAAGCAATTTAGCCGCGATTTTTTTGACACGATTATTATCGATGAAGCCCACCACAGTGTGTCAGACAGCTATCAGCATGTATTGCAGTACTTTGACGGGGCAAAGGTCCTGGGTGTGACTGCCACGCCAGACCGGTCCGATATGCGTAATTTAGGGACGTATTACAATAGCCTGGCCTATGAGTATAGTTTGCCGCAAGCCATTAAGGATGGCTATCTCAGTAAAATTGTGGCACAGACAATCCCGCTTACCATTGATATATCTGGCGTAGGATTTTCAGCCGGTGATTACAAAATGGGGGAATTAGGCACTGCGTTAGATCCGTATTTGGCTCAGATCGCCCAGGAGATGTTGACGTACTGCGCTGATCGTAAGACCGTCGTGTTTCTTCCTCTGGTAAAAACCAGTCAAAAGTTTTGTGAATTATTAAATCAAGCCGGCTTTAATGCGGCGGAGGTCAATGGCAATAGCAACGATCGAGAACAGGTGTTACAAGATTTTGATGCAGGAAAATACAATGTCCTTTGTAATTCTATGCTCCTGACGGAAGGCTGGGATTGCCCCAGTGTGGATTGTGTGATTGTGTTGCGGGCAACGAAAAGCCGCAGTTTATACAGTCAGATGGTAGGACGAGGCACCCGGCTATATCCCGGCAAGGACCATGTGCTGCTCTTGGATTTTCTGTGGAATACAGAAAAACATGAACTCTGCCGACCGGCGTGCTTGATTGCGGAAAGCGAAGACGTTGCAGCCAAGATGACAGAAAAGCTCAATGAATCGGGAAAACCGGAAGAGTTGGAAGTATTGGAGCAAGAAGCATCGGAAGATGTCGTCTCTGATCGGGAAGCGGCACTGGCCGATAAATTAGCAGCTATGAAGAAACGGAAACGCCGGCTAGTGGATCCGCTGCAATTTGAAATGTCGATTCAAGCAGAAGATCTGTCAGGGTACGTCCCTTCGTTTGGATGGGAAATGGGTCCGGCTACCAAAAAACAGCTGGACGCGTTAGAAAAGTTTGGGGTTTTTGGCGATGAAATTGAAAACGCCGGTAAGGCAAAATTGATATTAGACAAACTCATTAAACGGAAAGAGTCTGGCCTTGCCACACCGCGGCAGATCCGGTTACTTGAAAGCAGAGGGTTTCAGCACGTCGGGACGTGGACGTTTGCTGCAGCTACAAAATTAATCGGACGTATTGCTGCCAGAGGCTGGCGCATCCCGAGCGATATTAAACCGGCGGAATATATCCCCGAAGCCTAAAAAGGAGTAGTCACCATGGAACATGAAATAGAATTGCAGCCGCTCCTGCAATACATCGATCCGTCATTTTGCACCTATCAGGAATGGACCAATGTAGGCATGGCACTGAAACTAGAAGGCTATGCTGTCAGTGACTGGGACGCATGGAGCCTGCGAGATACTGCGAGGTATCATGCCGGTGAATGTGAAAAGAAATGGCGCACCTTTAATGGCGCCAATACCCCCGTAACTGGGGCCACAATCGTCGATATGGCCAAGAAAGGCGGCTGGCATGCAGATGCCGGTTCCGGGCATGCCTTTGATTGGGATGACGTCATACAGGAAAAAGACGAACAGGTCATTATTGATCAACGGTGGCTGGAAGGACGGGAACTACAGGATCCGGGAAGTACTTGGAATCCAGTGCAAGACTTGATCACGTACCTATCAACTTTGTTTGACAGTACCGATTATGTCGGGTATGTAACCAGTTCATGGGAAAAAGACGGGCAGTTTTTCCCAAGCAAAGGAAATTTTAAGCGCACAGCCGGCGAACTGCTCGAAAGCCTTACCATTTGCGATGGAGATATCGGTGCCGTACTAGGTGACTATAAGCCAAAGGTCGGGGCGTGGATCCGATTTAATCCATTAGATGGGAAAGGCATTCGCAATGAAAATGTAACGGATTTTAAATATGCCTTAGTAGAATCGGATTGCATGGAACTGGAAAAGCAAAATGAGATCATCCGGCAGTTGGAACTCCCTGTAGCATGCCTGGTATATAGCGGCGGGAAAAGCATTCATGCGATTGTACATATTGATGCCAGCAGCTATGACGAATACCGCAAGAGAGTGGATTATCTTTATGCCATATGTCGTAAGAATGGGCTGGAAATCGATCAGCAAAACCGGAATCCGTCCCGCTTATCGCGGATGCCAGGCGTAATGCGCGGAGATAAGAAGCAATACCTTATCGATACTCACATCGGGAAAGCCAATTTTGTCGAGTGGCGGGAATGGATTGAAGCCATTAATGATGATTTGCCGGATCCGGAAAGCCTGAAAGACGTGTGGAACAACATGCCGGAATTATCACCGTCGTTGATAGAGGGTGTATTGCGACAGGGACATAAAATGATGCTGGCCGGCCCATCTAAGGCAGGAAAGTCCTATGCGTTGATCGAACTTACGGCAGCGATTGCAGAGGGCCGTAAATGGCTTACTTGGGATTGCGCGCAGGGAAAAGTGCTATATGTCAATCTGGAATTGGACAGAGCCAGCTGCTTGCATCGTTTTAAAGATGTGTATGATGCACTGGGCTGGCCGGCGCAAAACCTCCGTAATATTGATATTTGGAATCTGCGAGGCAAGTCCATCCCAATGGATAAACTGGCACCTAAGTTAATTCGGAGAGCGGCTCGTAAGGATTATTTGGCGATTATTATTGACCCAATCTACAAGATTATTACGGGCGATGAAAACAGCGCCGATCAGATGGCCCATTTTTGTAACCAGTTTGATAAAGTTTGCACGGAACTTAATTGTGCCGTGATCTATTGCCATCATCATAGTAAAGGCTCCCAGGGGGGTAAGCGCAGCATGGACCGCGCCAGCGGTTCCGGCGTATTTGCCCGGGATGCTGATGCGCTGCTGGATATGATTCAGCTGGAGGTTGATCAGGTCGGCGTACCGGGAACCGGGTGGCGGCTTGAAGGCACGCTGCGTGAATTCCGTACGTTTGAGCCGCTGAATTTATGGTTTGAGTATCCGATACACAAGATTGACGACAGCGGCACGCTGGCATCCTTAACCCCGGACGCAGAAAAAGAACCGTGGAAGAAAAGCCAGGAAGTCAGGCAAAAGAAAAAAGAAGCTAAGAAATCGCAGATGGAAAGTGCATATAATGCTTGCCTGATTAATGGAGATGTGACCGTAACAGATATGGCAAACTATCTAGAAACAACAGACCGAACGGTTAGAAGATATATAAATGAGAATAAAATGTTTGAATATCGAGAAGGGAAAGTAATAAAAAAGAAAATAGAGTGTGACGGCATTTAATTAAACGCCGTTTTGTCCGGAAATGTATAAACATCAATAAATATGCGGACGGCAGTTTAAACGTCTGTATATTTATAATGGACAAACGGACGGCGTTTAACTATATATATATTAAATGCCGTCCGTATAAATCCGGTGTGGGTCCTTGGACAAAAAATGTTAAAAAAAAAGCACGAAGTTTGCTTTTTTCTTTTAACACATTTTTCGTCCTGAACCAGGACCATGGCGGTTCTGGTTTCTCAAAAAAAAATGAGGTGAAAAAATTGAAAAAGAAAATTTATAAAAAAGCATTGGCAATGATGGTAAGTGAAATTGCAGATTGTAGTTGGTGCCCAATGAAAGATGCTGAAGGAATTTGTACACAGCCAGAAATATGTGATCTCGATCATTGCAATAGAATTATTGCGGAGCATTGGCTGGAAAAGGCTGAAAAGGAGCTGGCAAAATGATTGTTCAATTTTTTATCCCTATGAAATTGCCAACGGCTACTCACCAAGAAAAAAAATGGACTGTTCGAAAGGGGAAACCGTACTCATATGAGCCGCCGGCTGTGCAGGATGCCCGGCAGAAGTTTACCGCTTATTTTTCTAAATTCATTCCGGAACGGAAACTAAAAGGCCCGTTGGTACTCACGACACAATGGATTTACCTGACAGACAAAAAACACCCGCCGAAGACGTGGAAGGCGACCAAGCCGGATACAGATAATTTAGTCAAGTTGCCCAAAGATGTGCTGACAGCGCTTCATTTTTGGGGCGATGATGGTCAGGTGGCATCCGAAACGATTCAAAAATTTTATGATACGATTCCCGGATTGCATGTCCGGATTGAGGAGATAGAACCATGAACATAGATCAGTACTTTACCACGGAAAAAGAAAATGCATTTTTAGGTTTGTTTAAAGTGTACGTACAGCGGGAAGGCTGGCAGGACTTGTTGAAACAGGTGGAGACACGTACAGATTTCTTTACGGCACCCGCATCCACTCGTCATCATGGTGCGTATGAAGGAGGATTGCTGGATCATAGTTTACATGTATGCTACCGGCTGCATGATCTGCGCCGGACGCTTGCGAATCAACATATAGTATTATCTGAAGAATCTTGTACAATATGCGCATTGCTCCATGATATTTGCAAAGCCAATCAGTATCACAAAGAAAAGAAATGGCAGAAAAACGAAGTAGGTCAATGGGAAGAAAAGATGATGTACGTCTTTAAGGATGATATGCCGCTAGGGCATGGTGAAAAATCTGTCATGATGATTTTACCATACATGCGACTGACAGCGGGAGAACAATTGGCCATCCGGTGGCATATGGGGCGCTTTGATACGGCGGCCGATAACTATAACGGACTGCAGACACTGGGGGCAGCACAGCGTACCGATCCTTTAGTTACGGCGTTGCATCTGGCTGATATGATGGCGACGTGGTTTGATGAAACCGAATACGATGGATAGAAAAGAAATGGTAAGCCGAGCCCGGTCTGCATTTAAAGAAGTCCTGGGGGCAATGGAACAGCCAAAATCCCCACTTTTACAACGGGACCCAACGATAAAAGGAATGGTTGAATCTATTATTCGCAAGGTCGAAGCTGCCCGTGACCCCGAAAACTGGCCAATCGAAGAATACACGGACGATTTTAGGCAATATCATCCGGCAGATCATCAACAATGGGTATGGCTGTTTATGCAAGCCGCATTTAAATCCCGCGAGCTGGCCGATACATTATGTATTTTACGGGGTATGGGGTGTGAGCTGGTGCCAGATCAAACGTATGGCTACGTGATACGGCCCATTATCGGCGGTAAGGGCTGGCAAAGTATAGAGCAATATAATTTAACCAAAGAACCATTAAAAGACCACACAAGCGAATTATTGCCGCTTTTGAAGCAGTTAGGAGGGAAAAAAATATGAAAATATCGGAACTACGGAATATGACAGACTCGGAGTTAAAGGAATTAGCCAAGCAAAAGAGGATCACCAAAAAAGGAAAATGTAGTCCTACGTCAGATGCTTATCAAGCCCAAAATATATTATGGATCAGGGCAGGTCGACCGTTTGACAGAAAAGAACAGCCAAATGATGATCCGTGGGGATTAATTGACAGCGAATAGTAGGAGGTAGAAAAATGAGATGGATGAGTGCAAAAAATGAACCGCCAGATAGCTGGGTAATAGTGTTGGCGGCTTATAAAAAAGGATTCCCTAAATCATGCATAACGGCCGCAAAGAGATCTGACACGCATTGGATTACCTCCAACTTAGACCCCATTGAGACACCTGATTACTGGGCACCTATAGCCCCACTACCAAAGGACGGTGAGTAACATGTGGATAAAAGCGCAAGACGGAAGTTTAATTAACAGCGATAAAATTATTTCTATCAATATATTAGAGACAAGACTTTTTGCTGTTACTGGGTATGATTCGCTTACGCATACCGATATAGTAACCGATTTAGGATACTATGAAAAATCAGACGTAGAAAAGGTAAGAGACGTATTATATTGCGTATTAGATCAACCGGATGGGACATTTACGATGCCACCAGATGGAGTAAAAGAATGGGATACTATTCCAATCAGTAGGGACGGTGAATAGGATGGGAGATATAAATGAATCTGATTTTTACAAATTTTTAAAAACACATGAAACTCATTTAGAGAAAGATAAATACGGAGAAGTTTTACCATGGGTAAACGTATCTTATATGGAAATTGAAGAATTTATAAGCATAATTCAACCAGAATATGATGCATATCCAATTGGAATATTACAAGACGATAATATTTGCGTAAATGTATCTCCTGTTTTTGATAATTGGGGATTTGACATTAAAAAATATAAAAAATGTTTCACAGAGGATGATTGGACGCACGTATTCGGAGGTGACTAAATGGAATACCTAATAAAATGGGCCAAAAGATGTGCCGCATTTATTTTATTCTGCCTTTTGATTACCTTATTATGGCAAATGGTAGAGATTCACATATTGGGACATATCAATCCTAATGAAGTAGATACGGTAATGACATTCCTGTGGGCTGGATCACTTGTTTACGCCATTGATGATTACTTATAAGGAAGGTGAATAGGATGAAAATAGGTACCTTAGAAAAAATAGATGATTATATTGGTATTAAAGATAACGGAATATATAATGAGTTCGGTATTTACCTAGATAAGTGCTGCACAGTAGAAAAATTGGATATCCCTAAAAAATACAAATTATCAGTGGAAATTAGAATTTCTTATGACATTGAAGATGGTAAGTGTAGGTATGGAGTTAATGTGGAATACACCCGTGATGGTTTTACGGGATGGGGATTTTATCCTAGTAAGGAAGATAATCCATATAATTCTTATAAGGAAGCTAAAAATGAGGCCCTATACGCAATATCAGAACGTGATTTTATCAAAAATATTTTAATCGAGACAGGTTATTTAACAAATGGGAAATTGGAGCAAATGTCCCTATTTTGAAATGCAGGTGGCTAAATGCACTATCTAAATTACACCTTTTGTAATCGTAAAGACTGCCGTAAATATCGGATATGTGGAGTATCCGTAGCGGCAGCTGAGATGTGGAAAAAAGATAGCAAAAGGACGGCTGATGACTCACCGATACGGAGCGAGTCGATTAATTGTGAAAGATATGAAAAGGGGCCGTGGATATGAAAGAAAAATTATCAATCATCGAGCAAATACGATTAATCAGGGATAAATTTCCGGATGTGTGGGAACATATAGAAGATAATAATTGCCCAATCGGATTTAATATTAGATGAATGATGGGATATATCAGGCTGCTAATACGGTACGAAAATTGAATGATAAGACACAATCTGGAAACCGTGAATACAAGCCACGGGTTATCCAGATAGAAGAAATTTAGGAGTTGATATAATGGATGAATTGCCAAAAGACTGCGAGAATTGCCGGCATTATCATACGCCTTTAAAATTCAGCCCATGCCCGATGTGTAATTGGCAGGCAGCACCGCCCAGCGGCTGGGAACCTAAGGATGAGGAGGATGCGGATGACGGCTAAAGAATATTTAAATCAATTGCGGACTATAGATTTAAGGCTGCGAACAATGGAAAGCGAATTAAAAAAGCTGCGCAGTGATATATGTAATTTGCGGGCTACGGATTACAGCAAGGATAAGATAAGTGGCGGTCAGCCCATGGATATATCAGATAAGGTCATTCGTGTCATCGATGAAAAAGACAAGATTACGGCAGAATGGAATGCCTTACTCCTATTGCGGAACGAAGCCAGGGGATATATCAATAAAATTAAAGATTATCGGGTGCGCCATGTACTCATTGAGCGGTATATTGATTGCAGGGCATGGGATTACATACTGGATAGTATGAACATTAGAAATTCAGATGGAGAGTATATAGAGAAATATACTCTCCGGCAAATGTACAGATACCACTCTTTAGGATTAAAAGAAATTCAGGAGATATTAGATAAAAAACAGGGAAATGTCAGTAAATGTCATTGAATGTCAGTGGCTTGACATGGTATGATATAAAATATGAAATGATACACAAAGGACACCGGATATTTCCGATGTCCTTTTTTGCTACCCTAAATCAGGTGAAACCGATGATTCAATGTGATAATCATAAATGTAAATATAATCAGCGCGGGCACTGCGTCAATATGCATCTCACGGTTGAGCGGGAGCGGTGCGTCTGTTTTGAGCTGCAACGACCGCGGCGGCAGAAGTATACGCAGGAGACAGATATTAACCATGAGCCGGTAAAATATACAAAGCGGAATGGGATATTAAAATAGCCTGTCTACGGCAAATTCCAAAACACTTAATAAGGATGGTGGTGATTATGTAGATGGACAACCTAAAACAGGCATATGCGGATTATATAAATGGCCTGAAATACAAAGAAATAGCCGAAAAATATGGCGTATCCATCAATACGGTAAAATCATGGAAACAGCGGCATAACTGGCAGCGCAAAAAGGGTGCGTACAAAAAGAAAAAAGGTGCGCCCTTTTGTAACACCAATGCTATTGGCAATACAAGTAGCCTACCGGGGAATCAAAAAGCCGTCACGCATGGCCTATTTGCTAAGTACCTGCCACCGGAAACGGCTGAGCTGGTGCAGGCTATAGAAAAGAAATCGCCTATAGATATCCTTTGGGATAATATCTGTATCAAATGTGCTGCCATTATCCGAGCGCAGAAGATCATGTATGTAGCTGATGCGAAAGACTTGACCAAACGTCATGTTATGGAAAGTGAAGAAGCAGATACATATCAATATACAGAAGCCTATGAAAAGCAGGCTGCTTTTTTAATGGCGCAATCCCGCGCTATGGGGACGCTTAACAATATGATTAAGCAGTATGAAGAACTGTGCCGAGCTGGGCAGGCTGATGAAGAACAGCGGTTACGGATGGAAAAACTCAAGGCCGAAGTCGATGCGATCAAACATGACGATGCTGACAAGGACTCTGTTGCATTTATTTTTGACAGAAAGCGTGATTGATGATGGAAGTCAATATTGCCGATATTATTTCACCGGCGTTTGATCCGGTGTTCTGGGATATACAACAGCATACGCATACGTTTTATTGGCTGGCTGGGGGCCGTGGCAGTACAAAATCTTCCTTTATCGGAGGTATTGAAGTACCGACGTTATTGATGCAGCATCCGCAGTGCCATGCCGTCGTCTTGCGTAAGGTAGGCAATACCATCAAAAACAGTGTATATCCACAAGTACAATGGGGTATTGATCAGTTGGGTGTTGCTGCCCGTTTCCGCTTCAAAACGTCGCCGCATGAAATCACGTATAAGGCAACCGGACAGAAGATTTTGTTCTTTGGGGTAGATGATCCGACCAAAGTCAAGTCCATTAAGCTGCCGTTTGGGTATGTGGGGATTGTGTGGTTAGAAGAATTGGATCAATTCAGCGGAATGGAAGAAATCCGGAATTTGTTTCAATCTCTGCTGCGTGGTGGCGAAGAATACTGGGTGTTTTGTACGTACAATCCGCCGAAAAGCCAAAACAACTGGGTGAATGAAGAAATACTCTTTGATGATCCAGACCGGCTAGTACATCATTCTACATATTTAGACGTGCCTAAAGCGTGGTTAGGCGATCAGTTCATCCTGGAAGCCGAAAAGCTCAAAGCTAAGAATGAAGTGCTGTACAAGCATGAATACCTGGGCGAAGTCACCGGCACCGGCGGGGCTGTGTTTGAAAACGTATCAGACTTGCGTATGAGTGACGACATGATCGCACAGTTTGACCGGCGGCATTATGGGTTGGATTTCGGCTTTGCGGTGGATCCGTTGGCATTTAATGCGATGCACTATGACGCAAAACACGAAGATTTGTATATATTTGACGAATTGTATCAACAGAAGTTGACAAATAAGCGGGCAGCTGAAATGATCAAACAAAAATTTAACTCCGGCCGCATCATTGCTGATTCGGCCGAACCGAAAAGTATTGCAGAAATGCGCGGGTTTAGCTTAAATATCACGGGAGCTAGAAAAGGCCCGGACAGTGTGGAGCATGGTATGAAATGGCTGCAGGAACGGGCGCATATCTACATAGATAAGCAGCGCTGTCCTAATACCTATAAGGAGTTTGTCAATTATGAGTATGAGCGCAATAAGGACGGTCAGTTTATTAGTGCCTATCCGGACAAAAATAATCATGCCATTGATGATATCCGGTATGCCATGGAAAAAGAAATGGCCCGCAGCCGTATCCGTGTTATGAAATGAGGTGATTTAGTTTGAACTTAGATGCAGCAAAGAAGCTAATTTTTAGCTATGTAGAGGGACATGCTGATTTTATGGCCAAAGCTGAAACAGCGGAACGGTATTATCGGGTGCAGAATGATATTATATTCAGGCGGACCAAGAAGCCAACCGGTACCGATGAACCAGCAGAAACAGAAAACCCGTTACGTAGTGCCGATAACCATATCCCGCATAGCTTTTATGAGCTGTTAGTCGATCAGAAGGCAGCGTACATGTTCACCACGCCACCTCTGTTTGATGTGAAGAACGATGACACGAATCAAGTGATTGCCAATGCCTTGGGGGATGCCTGGGCAAAAAAAGCGAAGGTATTATGTGTCAATGCCAGTAATGCCGGCGTTTCATGGCTGCATTACTGGATGGATCCGGTGGACGGATTTCAGTATGGTGTGGTGCCTTCTATGCAGGTGATTCCGGTATGGAGTAAAAAGCTGGATCAAAAGCTGATGGCCGTACTGCGTGTGTATAAAGACATTGATGCAGATACAGGTGAAACCTACGACGTGTATGAATATTGGACAGATGCAGAATGCCAGGCATTCCGGAAACGAACAGCTGATACCATCCGAGACGGACTGATGGATTATCCGTGTTTTACAGATTTTTACGATGCCGGGTTATCCGAAGCAGATAGCATCATGCATCATGATTTCGGCTGTGTGCCGTTTATTCCGTTTTTTAATAATTCCATAGCCAGCCGCGATTTAGATCGTGTTAAAGCGTTAATTGACGCGTATGACAAGACGTACAGCGGCTTCATGAATGACCTTGAGGATATCCAAGAGGTCATTTTTGTTTTGACAAATTACGGTAGCGAGAATCTTGGGCAATTCCTGAAGGAGATGAAATACTTCAAGGCCATTAATATGGATAATGTGGGTCCTAATGATAAAAGCGGTGTGTCTACCCTGACGATTGACATTCCTGTCGAGGCGCGGGATAAGATGCTGGAAATCACGCGTAAATCTATTTTTGACATGGGACAGGGCATTGACCCGCAGCAGCAGGGGCTGGACGCTACGAGCGGCGAAGCAATGAAATTTTTATATGCGCTGTTGGAACTCAAAGCTGGTTTGATGGAAACAGAGTTCCGACTGGGGTTTAACGAACTGGTGCGAGCCATCTGCCATACAAACAATCGGGATTGCGGGACAATTATTCAGACGTGGACACGTACCAGCATCCGCAATGATGCGGAATTAGTTGCTATGTGTGCACAGTCAGAAGGGATTGTATCGCGGAAGACGATTCTCAAGCACCATCCCTTTGTGGAAAATGCGGAAGATGAAGAAAAACAGCTGCAGAAGGAACAAAAAGAACGGGATGCACAGCTGGATGCGTATGATGATACCCATCAACATGAACCGGCTGGCGGTGAAGGAGGTGAGGGGAATGTATAAGTGGCTGATTACGTATGTTAAGCAGTTCGGCAAGGATTTTCCTATTACTGCCGTTGCCGATCATACGGAATATGAGATTGTTCGTATCATCCAAACCTGCTGCCTGACGAATGCGGAATATAGTGTAGACACAGGCACGGCGGCGACACCATCGGGAACGTAATATATCATTCTCATTCGAGGCAGGTAACCTCGGTAAAAACCGGAAAATTAGGAGGAATATAGTATGACAATTGAAGAATTTGTGGCACAAAAGTTAGGAATTGCGGAAGATCAGCGACCTGCAGCCGTTACGGCTCTAAAAGGGTATTTGGATGGGGAGTTTGTCACCAAGGCGCGTTTTAATGAGGTTAATGAAGAAAAGAAAACGCTTACGGGACAAATTGCCGACCGGGATAAACAGCTGGATACGCTGAAAAACAGTAAGGGGGATATGGAATCCCTGAAAAAACAGATCAAACAGTTGCAGGATGCTAATACTGCGCAGAAAACCGAAGCAGAAGCCAAAATGAAGGAACTGCAGTTTAACAACGCCATTAAGTTGGCCGTTGCAGATAAAGCGCAGGATGTAGATATTGTGTCTGGACTGTTTGACAAAGAAAAACTCATCCTAGGCCAGGATGGAAAAGTGGCCGGACTGGACGAACAATTAAATGCACTCGTAGAAAGTAAACCTTTTTTGTTCAAGAATGACGGCAAGCCGCCTAAGTATGATCCGGCTGGCGGCGCCGGTAACCTGGGAAAGAACCCGTTTGCAAAAGATTCATTTAATTTAACAGAGCAAGGAAAATTATTAAGAGAAAGTCCTGAACAGGCCCGGTCATTGGCCGCGGCCGCAGGGGTAACTATCTAAAGGAGTGATGAAATATGCCAGGAACTACACTAGTGGACGTTATTGTCCCTGAACTTTTTAATCCGTATGTAGTCAATCGTACCATGGAGCTTTCGGCTCTTTTTAAATCAGGCATTATTACCAACAATGCAGAATTTGACAGGTTGGCATCGGACCCGGCACAGGTACATAATATGCCGTTTTATGATGATTTAACGGGCGATTCTGAAAATGTCATCGAAGGGGAAGACCTGACGGCAGATAAGATTACATCCAGCAAGGATGCATCCACAACCATTCGCAGGGCAAAAATGTGGAGTGCCACAGACCTTTCCGCGCAGTTGTCGGGATATGATCCGATGCGTGCTATTGGGGATTTAGTTGCCGGATTTTGGGCGCGCGATTCCCAGAAAGAATTGATTAATCTGCTTAACGGCGTGTTTGCCAGTACGTCTATGTCCGAACACATCATGGATATTACTAGTAAAACCGGCAATGCGGCTAAGATCAATGCGTCGGCATTTATTGATGCGCTGCAGCTGTTAGGAGACGCACAGGGGAACTTGACGGCTGTTGTTATGCATTCGGCTACTAAGTCATATTTGAAAAAGCAGAACCTGATTACAACGGAACGGGACAGCAATTCTGTCGAGTTTGATACCTATCAAGATCGTCGTGTCATTGTAGATGATGGCTGCCCGGTAGCCGATGGTGTATATACGACGTATCTGTTTGGCTCCGGTGCTGTGGCGTTTGGCAATGGCACGCCGGAAGGCTTTATTGCGACAGAAACAGACCGTGACAAAAAGAAAGGGTCCGGTGTCAATTATTTGATTAACCGCAGGTGCTTTATCATGCATCCGCGTGGAATAGCATGGACCAATAAAACCCGTGCTAATGTAGAAACGGTGTCTCGGGCTGAATTGGCCAATGGGGAAAACTGGAACCGGGTGTATGAATCTAAACAGATCCGCATTGTGGAATTTAAGCATAAAATAGACTGATTGATGAGGTGTAGGCCATGGCAATGACAAATGAAGAGTACTGGGCTCAACGTGCAGAAGAGCGGGAGCTGGCATGGCACAAAAAGAGTCAGGAGACTATTGAACTGGAATTAGCCAAGGCTTACCGGGATGCATTGGGGAAAATTCAGACAGAGATTGCGGCGCTGTATGGCCGATATGCCAAGGACAATCAGCTTACCATGGTAGATGCTCGGAAGCTCTTACTGGGTACAGAGTATCGGACATGGCGGATGGGACTGCAGCAGTATGTTGCTATGATCAAAAAGACTAACGACAAAGGATTGTTGCGGGAATTAAATACGTTGGCCATGCGTAGTCGCATATCTCGACTGGATAAACTGTATAGCGATACGCTCATGGAACTCGATACGCTTGGACGCACTGCTATAGGACAGATGGATCATTTTTTGACTGATGCGTATACAGATAATTATTATCATGGTTTGTACGATATTGGTCAAAAGTGGAAAATCACGAATCCAGTGTCTCAGGTGATTCCTAAAGATGTTGAACAGGTATTGCGAACGCCATGGAGCGGCAAAAATTATAGCGAACGGGTATGGAAAAATACGCAGAAGCTGAATCGGTTGCTGCAGGATGAAATGGTCACGGCAATACATCGTGGTGAAAGTTTGCAGAAAATAGCAAAGGCAGTTACGCAGCGTATGGATGTAAGTATCAGTAATGCGACACGGTTGGTGCGGACAGAATTGAATTATGTACAGAATCAGGCTGCTATAGACAGCATCGCCGAATCCGGCATGAAGTACTATACGTTCATCGCAACGCTGGATCGACGCACATCGCAAATTTGCCGGGCCCATGATCGGCATGTGTACTTAGTAAAAGACGCACAGCCGGGAACCAATATGCCGCCGTTGCATCCGAACTGCCGATCTACAATATTTGGCAGTTTAAATGATTATGCAGACGGCAGCGGCACCCGGATTGCCAAGAACAGTAATAATAAAAGCATTCATGTGCCGGTCAATATGACATATGATGATTGGTACGCTATTTATGTGGATCAGACAATGACGCTTAAACAGTGGCGAAAGGAGAAATAACACGATGACGCAAGATGAAGCCGTACAGGCTATTACTGAAAAAGTGAAAATCAGAAAGCCACTGATTACGGATACGGCCATGTTGGCCTTCCTGGCTGAAAAGCTGGTGGTAGATATTTTGGACTACTGCCATCGTGATGACTTCCCGCCTAGTTTGGTGTATACCGTTGTTGATCTTGTCTGCAAGCGTATGGATGATGAAGCAAAGGCGGCAGCCGGGGCTCCGGGGCCACTTAAAAGGTTGCAGCAGAATGATACGACGTACGAATGGGCCGTTAATGCATCGTTAGCTTCCGGACTTTTAAGTGATGCAGACTTTGACAGTATCAAACCCAAGCTAAACCGGTGGAGGAAAGTCTTATGGCCATAATTCAAGCCGCATATCTTAAAAATGTATTGTCCAGCGTCATGTATACGGACACGGTCACCATAACCCGGCAGATGCCCGTCATAGATGATGAAGGAGCTGATTGTTATAAGCCAACAGATGTATATGTATCTGTTCCTTGCAAACTGTCTCAGTATGGCAAGGAATTAGAATCCAATCAAGAAGATCGAGCGTTTAAATTAAAGAATGATTTACGGCTTTGCATGGATCCGAAGTACAAAGTGTTGCCGAATGACATTATGACTGTTTGCCATGAGGATCAGACATTTGTCCTATACGCTGCCAAGCTATTTTGTTATGAAGATCATCAAGAAATATCCGTTTGGCGAAGGGAGGAAGCCTGATGGATGGGTTTTCAGGATTTGATGAACTGGATAAAAAGTTGGCGGATATGGCAACACAATTTCCCATCAAGCGGAATCAATTTCTTGCCCAGGAAGCTGAATTATTGATTGCACATGCCAAGGAAAATACACCGGTAGATACCGGATCTTTACGAGAAGGGTGGCATCGTACACGAGCGCATGGCGGACAGATTGAGATATACAATAATGTTGAATATGTGAATCATGTCGAGTACGGCCATCGCATCAAAAATCGCAAAGGCCAGTGGACGGGAAAAGTGGTTCCCGGTAAAAAAATGCTGCATATGGGCATGGATACGTTGAAAGGGAATTACAAAGAAGATGCCAAGCAAATTTTAAAGGGGTTGTTACAGTGATTACATTACGGTTGATTAAAAAATCAATGACGACAGCCTTGAAAACTAAATTTCCTACATACAAGGTGCATTTCGACAACGTAGAAAAGTCCGATGCGCCTTATTTTTATGTTGAAATGCGCCCTGCAGCTAAAACATGGGATCGTATTGTCAGTGAACGTTCCATACAGATCGATATACAGTTTGTTCCGCCGCTTGATACGTATGGCCGTGCGGATCGTGCCCAGCTATACGATGTGGCGGATGCATTAGAGTTCGTATTTCGTCCGGTGTTTCAGATTGAAAACCGATATATTACGGTATTGGAAGCAGAAACCACATTTTTTGATGAAATACTGCATTATATTTTTAATCTTGATTTTGCTGATGCATTCACGAAAGAAGAAATCGGCGGTATTCAGTACGAACTCATGCAGCAGTTAGGCTTGGAGTTCAATGGAAACGATGTAACAGAGGAGGAATAGAAATATGGCAAATGAAGCAGAAGTTTTCGGCTTGCCGCAAGTCCTGATTAATTTCCGGACAAAGGGTACCACTGCAATCAAGCGATCTGCCAGAGGTATTGTAGCAATGATATTACGCTGTGAGAAAACAGACGTGATCAACACATACAAAATCGCCGATGTGTCAGACATTCCCAGTGGATTCGATGCCACGGCAACGGATTTAATTGAAAAGTGCTTGGATGGTACGCCGCTTAAAATATTGGTATATACCTTACCCAATTCAACGGTGACAACACCGACAAAGACACAGGCTGATGTATTGAAAATGTTGACCAGTATCAAGTGGAATTATTTGTGCGCACCTATGGCAAGCGGCACGGATCAGGCAGACCTTGCCAGCTGGATTAAATCCATGCGAACCAATAAGAAGAAGACCTTCAAGGCCGTGTTGAATGCACAGGCGGCAGATAATGAAGGCATTATTAATTTCTGCACTGATGATATCAAAGTCCAGACGGGTACGGACAGCAGCGGAAATGCGGTTTATAAGACGTACACGGCATTACAGTATACGGCACGAATTGCCGGAATTTTGGCAGGACTGGCACTTGACAGATCGGCCACGTATTTTAAACTGACCGAAATTGAAAGTGTGGAAGTGTATGAAGATATTGATGAACTGATTGATCAGGGGCAGATGCTGCTGTTTGATGAACAGGACGGCGACGGGGTGAAAATCGCTAGGGCCTGCAACAGTTTGACAACGTTTACAACCGATAAAGGAGAAGACTTCCGGTATATCAAGATCATTGAAGGTATTGATATGGTTACCGATGATATCCGGGATACCTTTAAAAAATACTACGTTGGCAAGGTGATCAATGATTATGATCATAAAATGCTATTCATTTCGGCAATTCTTGTTTATTTTTCTGAAATTGAAGGGAATGTACTGGATAAGGATGCCGGGAATACGGTCGATATCAATGAAACCTATCAGAAGAGTTATGCGACGCTGAAAGGCGAAAATGTAGATGATATGCCGGTTCAGCAGATCCGGGAATACAATACAGGTGATAATGTCTATTTGGCTGGATCTGTGAAATTTGTCAATGCAATGGAAAACCTGAACATTGACTTTACGATGTAAGGAAGGGATGATGGAATATGGCAAGAGCTGCAGAAGATGTCACCTATCGTGGCCGCCGGCGCTGGAATGGCAGCCATGGTAAGGTGTGGTGGGACAATGAATTACTGTTTGAAATTGAAAAATATGAGTGCAAAGTTACGGCAAACCGTGAAGATGTGCTGATCGGCAACAGCGTAGATAGTAAAATCGTATCCCTCAAAGGCGAGGGCACGATTACGATCAAAAGTGTTATCAACCGTAATATTAGTGCTTATCTGGAAGCGTGGAAATCTGGACAGGATCCGCGGGCTACATTGGTGGCGTTGGTGGATGATCCGGATGCCGTGGATGGTCAGAAAGAACGCTGCAGTGTTGATAATGTATGGTTCAATGAGCTGTCCATTATGAATTTTGAAAAAGGAAAAGTAGTAGAAAAAGAATTTCCGTTCGGTTTTACGCCGGAAGATGCCTCGTTCATGGAAACGATTTCGTAATTTTTGTTTAATATTAGGAGGAAGATACCAATGACAGTCAGCATTCAGGAATTAATTGATAAAAAGGAACAGATCCAAGCGCAAAAGCAGGAAACCTATGATTTAGATACGTCTATCGGGACCATTACCGTAAAAAAGCCAACTCGTACCTTTGTAGTGGAAGCATCTAAGCTGGAAGAATCTGGTGAAAGTGATAAATACATGATTCTGAATTTGGTAACTACGCCAAGCCTAAAGGATACCACGTTGCAGCAAGCATACGGATGTACGGAGCCGACAGATATTGTCGATTCGTTGTTTGAACCGGGTGAAGTGGTGGCTATCTCCAAGAAAATCATGGAATGCGCCGGATATGGCAAGGATATTAAATCGGTGGTACACGAAGAAGCAAAAAACTAATCGAGGAGAACTGGGAGGCGGCTACGGCCGCTTTTTTGGTTCTCAAAGGACATTCGCTTACGTATTTCTTTTCGTTATCGGAAACAGAAAAATTATTTTGCCATGCTGCCATGGAGTTGGAATTAAAAAGACAGAATGATATGGCGGTATTAATTGCAACAGGAAGGAGGCTGCGATGAGTGAGTTTTTGCTGAGTGCCACACTGGAACTGAAAGACAAACTGACCGGCACTGTCAATGAAGCACGGAAAGGCCTTGCCAATTTAAAAGAATCTGTGCAGGGCATACCTTCCGGCATGCAGTCTGCCGCCGCGTCTTTTGAAAAAACAGGGGCTTCGGCTAAAGCGTTGACCTCCGGAGTGGATGCCGCCAAACGGTCATTATCGGGTATCAAGGGCGCGTATACTACTCGCTTGGAAGCTAAGGACGATGCCACTTCTAAAATTAAACAGGTACAGGAAGAACTGAACCAGTTCAAAGGCAAAACTTATACGGCCATGATCAATGTCAAAAATAACATGGCAAAAGACGGCGGTATGGGTGGAAAATTATCAAACGGCATGTCTAATATGGCCGGCGGTATGCTGATGGGTACCAGTCTGCAGATGGCAGGAGCGGCCGGCATCGGGTATGGAATCTACGACACCATAAAGACATATATGGATTTCGAAGCCCAACTGTCGGAAATCAAAGCCCTTACGGGGTTAGATGCAGCGGCCATGGATCAGGTAAAAGAAAAGGCTATGGAATTAGGACAAGCTACCGTATTTGGCAATACAGAAGTAGCCAAAGGCATGGCCGAACTCCTGAAAGCCGGCGTGGATATCAAAGATGTATTAGGAGATGCCTCTGAAGCTGCCTTGAATTTGGCGGTTGCCGGTGATATTGCACTACCTGATGCGGCCGAAATCATGAGCACGGCCATGAACGCCTTTAAAGTAGACGATGCGACGCATGCTGCAGATATTTTGGCTGGTGCAGCTAATGCCAGTGCCACCAGTGTTGGCGAGCTGAAATATTCACTGGCTGCCTGCTCTGCCGTAGCAGCAGGAGCCGGCATGAGTTTTGATGATACAAACACCGCCCTTGCCGTATTTGCGCAAAACGGACTCAAAGGATTGGATGCAGGGACAAGCTTAAAAACAATGCTATCTAACCTAGTACCCAAAGGGAAAACGGCTATTGCGGCGTTTGAAAAACTGAATCTGCTTACAGAAAGCGGTTCATCTGCCTTTTTCGATGAAGCAGGGAAAATGAAAAGTCTGGCAGATATTGCCGGACTTTTAAACAATCGTTTAAAGGATATGACAAAAGAAGAACAACTTAGCACACTATATGACATGTTCGGTTCCGATGCTATCCGAGGTGGTATGATCCTGCTGCGTGAAGGGGCAGATGGTGTTACGCAGATGTTCAATGAAATGGGGAAAGTTACAGCTAAAGACGTCGCCATTACCCGGATGGATAATCTCAAAGGAGATATTGAACAGTTATCCGGCGCTTGGGAAAACTTTCAGGACAGATTGATGGATAGCCACAACAGCTTTGGCTTACGTGGATTTATTACGGAATTGACCGATGTTGTGCAGTATGCTAGCGATTTAATGAAAGACGGATTCGATTTTTCGGATGTATTTAAGATTGCCGGTAAAGGTATCAATGATTTAAAAAATAAATTTCTGGAATTTGATGGTGTGGGTTCGGTATTAGCAGGCGGTGTGTTGGCAGCCGGTCTCTATAAGATTACGAAATTGGCGCTCAAAGCGAAAGATGCCGTCACAGGACTAGGTGGCACAAAACTGGGTGGTGGTATAGGTGATGCAGCTGGTATGGCGCGGGAAATGATTGTAAATGCGCAAACCGTCATCGTAAACGGGCTGAAATCTGCGTCAGGAAACGGTACAACCATACTGGGCCCGGATGGAAAGCCAATGAAACAAAAACCAACGCCCACGGGTACATCTATTCCTAAAGCCTCTTCCCGATGGAGTAAGTTGCTAGGGCGGGCACCCATTATCGGGACAGCCCTTGCACTGGGAAGCAGCGCTCTTGATGTGGCATACGCGCCGGAAGGACAGCGCGGTACAGCAGCTGCCAGTGCCATTGGCGGTCTTGGTGGCATGTTGGCAGGCGGCAAGATCGGTGCCGCGGGTGGAGCGGCTATTGGTTCTTTGGTTGGACCGGAAGGAACAGCTGTCGGTGGTGCTGTTGGAGGAATTGTCGGCGGTACTGCCGGGTATCTTGGTGGTGAAGCTGTGGTTAAGGATTTTGCCGACCAGTTTGACTTCTCCGGTGTAAAAGAAAAATGGTCTACGGCAATAGGAGAAATGGAACGGGATTTTGCGAATGCCGGTCCACGTTTCCAATCAGATTGGGCTGAAATTACTGCTGGCCTTCAAGCAAGTTGGGATAATAACGTGGCGTATATGCGCGCCAAACAAGAAGAATTTGGGACGAATATGCAAACGACATGGAATGACATTTCAACAAATGCACAATCAGCCATGGATAGTGTCAGAAGTGCTTTTTCAGATGCTTCTACAAATGCGGAAAGTGCTTGGAATGGTGTCGTTGACTGGTTTGATGCTAATGTATGGGGACCGTTGAAAGAAAAGGCTTCCGATGCATGGACTTCCATTAAAAGTGCTACATCTGGTATTTCTCTTCCGTCATTCGGTGTTCATTTGCCGGGAATGAAGTGGAATGCTACAGGTTCGTCCTATTTTGAAGGTGGTCTGACACATATCAACGAACACGGCGGCGAAATTGTGGATCTGCCGCAGGGCAGCCGCATTTATCCGGCGGCAACGACGCAGCGAATTATTGAGCAGCAAGTGTCACGGAACGGAGGCCAACAACCGGCAGGAGTAGTGGTAAGCGGTAATACGTTTGTGGTCCGTGAAGAAGCGGATATAGACCGGATTGCACATCAGCTATTTCAGTTAATGGATCAGGCGGAACTCAATTATGGAGGTAGTTACTAATGGGGCTGGGCGCGTTGGAGAATGCATTGGAAATATTGTCTACTGCGTTAAATGGCGGCACCGGCGGTTCCTATCAACAGGTTATCCTTTCCAGTAATGCAGAAAAGTTTGTTCTGCCTGTGACGCCGCCAAATTATGAAGTAAATACAGGACAGGGCAATAAAATAGTGACGATTACGCAGGTGGGCGAGGCGTTGATATTTGGTATGCCGAAGCTGCAGACATTAACGCTCAAATGTTTTTTCCCTGCGCTGGTACATGACTACCCCTTCGTAGTGGGTGATAGTAAATCTCCATCCGAATGTGTGCAGCAGCTTATTAAATGGAAAGAGGCACGTACCCCGGTCCGCGTCATTATTACGGATACACCGGTGAATATGGCGATGGCCATACAATCATTTGACTATCGCAAGCAGGATGGAAGCCAGGACATTTACTATACGCTTAGCTTCACCGAATATAAAGATTTGAATACGTCTGCTGCCAATAATGATAAAACGACAGACAGCACCACCGGGCTCAAGGAACGGGCGGATAACATACAGACCGCAACGTCGGCCACACTGGTACAAAAAGGCTCCGATGTGTTGGATGCTGCGAAAAAAGCATATGGCCAATATTCACACTGGCGGCGGATTGTACAATCCAACGATCTGAAGGATTTGGCGATTAATAATATTAGCAAGCTGCGTAAGTTGGTGATTAAACATTGATTATCAAACATAAAGACACAGATATTTCGAAACTGGTAGAGAAAATCACATGGTCCAGTTCCCGGCTGCAGGTTGCCCGGAAGTTGGTATTTGAGTATGCGCAGGACAGCCGTGATCCGAACCTGCCAAACTATGTGATTAATAACGGTGAAACCATATTCGGGTATGATGAGGACGGAAATCTTCAATTTCAAGGCAATGTATTTTCCATTGAAAAGGATACGCAGGAATCCCGTATTACGGTGATCGCGTATGATAACCTGTTCATTCTCTGCCGATCCAAAACGACACGTAAATTTACGAATATGACACCGGAAGCGATTACACAGGCTGTCTGTGCTGAGATGGGTATCAAAACAGGTAACATCATCGAAACGGGCAAACAGGTCAGCTTTATTGCGGCCGAAAAGACCGGGTACCAAATTATTATGCGGGCCTACACCGATGCTGCTAAACAAATCAATAATGCCAAATCCAACGCAAATGACCCGGATGTCTTGTATCATCTTGTGATGAATGGCGATGCACTGGACGTGATCCAAAAAGGCACGCTGATTGAAAGTTTTACGGCAGATCAGTATACCAATATCGAAAACAGCCAGTATAAAGAAAGCATTGAAAACCTTGTTGATATGATTATGATTACCGACGAGCAGGGCAACGTAACGGGGTATCAGTCAAACGAAGACTGGATAAAAAAATACAGCATGATACAGGATGTTTATAAATCCAGCCCAAAAGCGAATACGCAGGAAAAAGTCAAAGCGATGCTGAAAGGGCCGGATCGCACTGGAACGATAGATGTTTTAGGAGATTATCGTGTAAAATCGTCGTATTCCATTCCCATCAAGGATATTCAGACAGAGCTTACCGGGCAATTTTGGGTAAAATCGGATTCGCATACCTTTGAAAACGGTATGCATTTTATGCGACTGGAAATCGAATTTGAAAATCTGATGAATGAAACCGAATGGAGCGATGGGAACGGCGTTGGTACCGGGAAACTTCCTGTCAGTAAGGGCCTTACTGCTGGATATAAGGCTTGGGGCGGCGTAACAATGGACAACGGTCAAAATGGCTGTGCGGAAGCCGTTGGCAAAGTGGGGAGTTACTACAGCCCATTTTTGGCACAAGAAGCCAATGCGGGTGTGACCGGCGTTCCCACGATGGTAAGCGATGCGCAAGACAGCGGCATTGCCGTAGAATCATTTGATCCCGGTAATTTGCAAAAAGGAGACTGCATTGTCTATGGGGATAACGACCATGTTGTTATCTATGATGGTTCCGGAGGATATTATGGCAATAGCAGTAGCGCAAATCATGTTGTCCACAGCCATGATTATACGGACGTTGGCATGACACCGACTAAGATTATCAAGACAAGCAGGGGATGATCCACAATGGGAACCAAAAATACACCAACCGCAGCGCAATCTATGGCAAAGATGGTCCATACCATGCATGGAATAGCGCAGGAAGAACGACCACAGGGCACTATGATTGGTATTGTGACAGCCCCGCCGCCGGATATCAAAGTAATGGTGAATAACATCGAACTTACCAAAGAGGATGTCTATATTTCTGAATATTTGCTCATTGGATATCAACGTACAGGAAAAGGGCACATTGTTAGTGCCACGCAAAACCGCGGCGGCGGCAGCGGCGATGCGGCGTATGAAAGTCATAATCATGATATCAACAATGATTATACCGATACGATCATTTATACCGACACATTAAAAGTAGGTGACAGAGTAAGTGTAATCCCGGTATATGGGCAAGATGCACAGTTGTATATCATTGAGGATAAGGTGGTGAAGTTATGAGTGAGGAATTTCCTTTTGTGGGGACCGGTTCTGGCATGACGGATACAACGGCAACAGAAGATAATCTGTCAATGTGTCGGGAATATGCTTGGGATTTCGAGAAAAACTGTTTCCTATACAACGGGAATGGACAACATATCATGGTCGAGGGTGTGGAAGCCGTAAAAGTGTGGGTATATAAAGCTCTGCAGACGGAACGGTATCAATACCTTGCCTACAGTTGGCAGTATGGCATCGAAGTAAAGCCATTTATTGGCAAAGTCATGGGCGTGCAGGAGCGGTACAGCGAAATTAAGCGGATTATTATTGAGTGTTTAATGGTGAATCCATATATTACCAGCGTCGATTCGGTCGAATTTACGGCCACCGGTGATAAAGTGGTTTGTGAGGTAGATATTACGACCGTGTATGGGGAGGTGAACGTCAATGTATAGTGCTAGAGAACAAGCTGATATATTAGAAGAATTACAAATCAAAAGTACGACGGCTGCCAGCAAATTTGAGGGAACGTTTGAATATGATATATTTTCCTCAAATAGTATTGAATTTGCCAAAGCAGAAGTGGAGCTGGAGCAATTATACAAGGCGGCGTTTGCGGATACCAGCTGGGGTGATTATCTTACTAGGCGGGCGGCTGAAGCGGGCATTATTAGAAAATCGGCAGTTAGTGCAACGGGAACGGTTACAGTCAAAGGGAGTGGAACGCTTCCTACGGGGAGTATTTTTGCCACGGCAGCCAGTACACAATTTAAAACGCTGGCAACCGTGACGATTTCCGGCAGCACGGACGTAGCTGTGCAGGCTGTCATCGCCGGGGCAGACGGGAATGTGGCAGCCGGGGAAATTACAGTTATTCCCATGTCGATACCCGGCATTACCGGCGTTGTCAATGCCGAAGCCATGCATGATGGATACGATGAGGAAGATGATAGCAGTCTGTTGAGCCGATACCTTACGCATGTGCGGACTCCGGGAACGTCCGGAAACAAATATCATTATATGGAGTGGGCCACCAGCGTTTCAGGCGTGGGATCTGCTAAAGTGATCCCGTTATGGGATGGCCCTGGAACGGTTAAAGTTGTTATTGTCAATTATAACTATGAACAAGCAAGCGATACGTTAGTTCAAAGCGTTGCGGCTTATGTTGAAACGGTGCGCCCTATTGGGGCAACCGTTACCGTCGCCAGCGCTGCGCCCAAAGCCATTAATATATCCGTTTCTATTGATGGAACCTTGAATGAATCAACGTTTAAAGAAAATGTGAAAAATTACTTTATTACCATTGAAAAGAATATTATTAATTCGTCAGATACCGGCTACGTGTCTATTGCAAAAATCGGAGCGATTTTATTAAGTGATAACGGAGTAAATGATTACTCAAATTTAAAAATAAATGATGGGACAGCAAATATTGCATTGACGTCAGAAGAAATTGCCACTCTTGGGACGGTGACCATCTCATGACGTTTGAACTCTTGAGAACAACGCCGGTTAATGTACAGCGGTATTTGCCTGATTTTCTTGCAGAAGACCCCGTCTTTACACTGTTGCAAGGTGCTTTGTCCTGGGAGCATGAAAAACTTAGACTGGAAATTATTGATATGACAAAGCAATTATTTGCCAGCAGTGCCACTTGGGGGCTTGATGATTGGGAACGGGTCTATAATCTGTCTCCGGGAACGAATGATACGTATGAGTACAGACGGAATAAGTTACTGGAAAAAATACGCGGTGCCCGTACCAGTACCGTTGATGCGATGAATCAAATTGTACAAACGTACGGAGCTGGCTACGTTGAAGAACATAATGATCTATATTATTTCAACTTATATACGACTTGTAAAGATGCTGGTATGATGCAGGAAATGCGAAAGCAAATTTTGACATCTAAGCCGGCTCATTTGGGAATGAATATTTACACCGGCTATAGTTGGAACGGGCATATTAATTTTGACGGCACCTACACCTATGGGTCCAGTAATACGGAATGGAGTGATGGATAATGAGCTATCTTAGTAAGTGGTTGAGCTTGTTCCCTAAGGTTATCGGGAATCAAACACGGCCAGAAGACGGAATCGATAATACTATTGAGTATAATACGGACGGATTTCCCGCAGCGGATGGCAAATGATCCGGTGCGGTATGACTTGGAAAATGCAATGGCCAGTCAGCTTTTTAGTAATGATGAGCGCCTAAAAGAAGATATAGAAAAAGTCTGCAACGGCGGCAAGTAATGAACTGGCAACTGCCGTTGCAGCCCATAACAAGGATACTGGGGCACATGCAGATATCCGCACTAAGATTGGAACGGATATAGGAACCCATAACAAGGATACTGGGGCACATGCAGATATCCGCACTAAGATTGGAACGGATATAGGAACCCATAACAAGGATACTGGGGCACATGCAGATATCCGCACTAAAATTGGAACGGATATCAGTGCCCATAATAAAGACGCTACGGCTCATACAGATATTAGGCAGTTAGTTGCCGATACGGTAAGGGTTACGACCACAGCCAATAAGCCGGCATCCATGGTCGATAACGGTTTGTGGTGCGAAATCGTCAGTTGAGGTGAGGGTATATGTTAAAAACAATTGATAATTGCATCTATCATACCCGGGGTGATACGGGAACTGTTGCGTTTGCACCTACGGTGGATGGTGTCCTGATAGAAAAATACACGGCAACGTTTACGGCGAAAAAAACGTTTGATGATGATGTTCCTGTATTGCAAAAAACTGTGGATGCCGGAATGGTCACGTTTGAGCATGACGATACTAATAAGTTGGCATATGGCACCTACGTATATGACATTGAAGTGCAGTATACGGATGCGTATGGCAAAGCACAAGTCAAAACGTTTGGACCGTATAATTACTATGTCATGCCGGATGTAACGAGGTGAGTATATGTCAGACTTACAAAGAGATCTGAAAGAAACAGCTGCTTCTTTATCAGTAAATATTATTTCCGGTGGCAGCGTGGATGCCAGTCTGGGAGCTGTTGCCAAAGGTGATAAAGGAGATAAAGGGGACAAAGGCGATACAGGCAATGTAGGAGCCGACGGGAAAAGTGCGTATGAGATTGCCGTAGACAATGGGTTTTCAGGAACGGAAGCAGAATGGCTGAAACGCATTGAAAATGTAAGACAAGCTCAATATGCTGACATTTATTCTTTTCCAAAAGTCGGCAATCCAGATATTGTCTATATTGCAACAGAGGAAAATGCAACGTACCGGTGGGATGATGATAGTTTGAAATATTATTGTGTCGGCCGGGATTTTAATGCTATTGAACATATTTCAGGAGGTAATGCAAATGGCTAATAATGCAGTAGTGGTAAGGATGACAGCACGGGCTGATACAGCAGCTAATTTCGCAGCGTCTAATTTGGTTTTGCTGGCAGCGGAATTTGCGTATGAGACAGACACTAAAAAACTTAAATTCGGAGATGGTGTCACGGCATATAGTTCGCTCCCTTATTTTACAGGATCCATTGAAAGCGCGCTGGCAAGTTGTATGAAGATATCGGACTATAAAGGCAGTGCGGATGGTGTTGTGAAGACTGCAGATAAACTGGCGACAGCACGGACGATTAACGGCGTATCCTTTGACGGTACGGGAAATATCACCATTTCTGATAGTGATAAGATTCCTACATCACAAAAAGGCGTGGCTAACGGTGTGGCCACATTGGACAGTTCCGGGCAGGTGCCATCCAGCCAACTGCCAAGTTATGTGGATGATATTATTGAGGGCTATTACTACAGCGGAAAATTTTATAAAGAATCAACACACGTCACGGTCATAACCGGTGAGGGCGGGAAAATTTATATTGATATCAGTTCGACAGCAGATGCAAAAGCTTGCGAATATCGGTGGAGTGGATCTGCCTATGTTTCCGTTTATAATCCATTGGATATTGCCAGTCAAACGGAAGCAACGGCAGGTACGGATAATACGAAAGCCATGACACCTTTGCGTACAGAACAGGCTATTACGGCCAAAGGCTATATAACTTCTGGGACTGCAGCCGGTACGTATGAACCAAAGATTGCAACGAAGAATTCTGCATTTAATGCTAGTTTAGCAACTGTTATGCCGGCAACGGAGACAGCCGGCGATGCCGGAGCTATCGGTACCAGTACGGCTGTTGCAAGAGCGGATCATAAACATCCGATGCCGGCTAGTATGCCTCCCAGTGGTTCAGCAGGCGGGGATTTAACGGGATCGTATCCGAATCCGACAATCGGTGCAGGTAAGGTGTCTACGACTAAAATTGCTGACGGATCCGTCACAGCGGCCAAAATTGCCGATGGTACTATCACTGATGCGAAAATGGCAGCTGCCAGTCTATCTACATCAAAATTATTTGTCCCATCCGGAGATGTCCTTATACTTGATGGTGGATCCGCCTCTACGTAGGAGGTATCGGTATGTCGATTATTCGAGTTAAAGGACGATTAGAAACGGCAACAGGAACGGCTGCAGAGTGGGCGGCAAGTAACAAAGTGCTTCTAAATGGCGAACTTGGGATAGAAACGGATACAAAGTATGTAAAATGCGGCGATGGAAGTACGGCATGGAATGATCTGGAATATATCCGGTGCCCGTCTGATGTGACTTGTTCTGTACAGGCATCGGCGGGATCGTCCGTGTGGATTGAAGTGCCGTGGGAAAACGTCTACATTGCCAATACATCCCCGACCGGAACCGACGTAAATGTCATAGAAATTACAACGTAGCAGACTTAAGCGGGTCTGCTTTTTTATATTTGAAAGGAGTACGTACTATGTCCGTATTAAAATCAATTTTCCATCGTTACAATAAAACTGCCAAAGATTATGATACCTTGCATCCGGAAACAGAACATGCCCAGGTAACAGATTTTGGGCAGGGCGTGATTGCACATCTTGCCAGCAATGTATTGACAAGTACGATCAGCAGTATTACGTCGGACAGCCTCATGGCCAAGCTGGTGAAGTTGGTCTTTAATGCCACGGGGGTACAGTACAATATCGCACAAAACGGGTATGTTAAATTTGGTGATTTATTTGGCGGCCTAATTATACAGTGGGGATTTCCTTATTGTTCCAGCAATAGATTAGCCGTTACTTTCCCGATAGGGTTTAATGCCCTTCTATCAATCATAGAAAGCCATAAATCAGATACATTATCAGATTTTAAAACCGCCACTATCGTAAATCCTAACGAAACTGGGTTTACAATAAACACAAACATTGATGGATATGTATTTTATTATATTGCATTCGGAATGTAGGTAATAAAATACTATATTCACACACCTTTTTTATTTTAATTATACAGGAGATGACGATATGGGTTTTGCAAGTAACGTAAAATATTATGTATGTGCGTTTGACAGTGCCGGAAAGCGTATAGGGTGTGATATATCTTCTTGCGGTTCGGATGACGGGAAAGCGGCAGATATAATAGCTAATGTCAAAAGTAAGTTTCCAAGTGCCGTAATCGTTGAGATTGTGACGGCGGATATTTACAATCAGTATCTTGCCGGATATGTGCGAGATATGACGACCGGCAAGCCTGTTGAGTACGTGGCACCGGATCCCACGGCAGCAGAAAAGAAAGCATCACAGGCGGACGTGGTGGCTGCTAAGTATGAGCCGCAGATTGCAGAGCTAAAGGATGCATTGGCTACGGCCACATTGGCAGGGGATACGGCAACTGTGACGGAATTACAAACGGAATACACAGCGTTAATGGCGGCCTATACGGCAGAACTGGAGGCGATCAATAATGGCTAGATGTAAATTTTGTGGTAAAAAGCTAGATGATGCGGGATATTGTACCAATGAAAAATGCCCAGAATCAATCCGGGCAAAAATTATGCAAGCGGCAGCGCAAGAAGAAGCGGCTGAAAATACAACCACAACGGGGGAAGCTAAATGATTGAAGCGATCGTAAATTTTTTTCGAGGGATGGCCCCAGTCCATACAGAAATCGAATGGGGCACCGCCGTGTCAGTTGCGGGCACGGTATTTACTTTTTTGATTGGATGGAACAGCATTATCGAAGCCCTTGTTGTAGCCATGGTGATTGATTACATTACGGGAATATTGGCGGCCTACATCAATCCAAGCCTGGCACTAAATAGCCAAAAAGGATTTAAAGGCATTTGTAAAAAGATAGTTGTTTTATTATTAGTTACTCTGGCCCATGAATTAGATAAAGCCACAGGACAACCGGCGATGCAGTCGATTGTCGTGTGGTTTTTTATTGGGAACGAAGGCCTGTCTATCCTTGAAAATGCAGGGAAAGCAGGGCTGCCGATTCCGCAAAAATTACGGGATACCTTAGAGCAACTGGCGTGTGAGAAGAAGGGAGAACAAAAATAATGAAAGTATTTATTAATCCGGGGCACGATCTTGATTATGACAGCGGAGCTGTCAATCCTAACAGCGGTTTGCGGGAATGTGATGTTGCTGCCAAAGTAGGGAATCGTGTGAAAAGTTATTTGGAAGCTGCTGGTTGTGAAGTGCAATTGCTGCAGAGCGATAATTTATATTTTGATAGTCAATATAATGATCGTCCTGTTGCTGTATGTGCAGCGGCAAATGATTGGCCGGCAGATGTGTTTGTCAGTCTGCATTGCAATGCAGCCAATACGCAGGCTCAGGGCACAGAAGTCGAATGCTATGGCAGCAATAGCGCTGGGGGGCGGCTGGCACAATGCATTCAGTCTCAAATTGTCAATAGCATTGGCACTGTTGACCGTGGTGTGAAAGAAATGCCGGGGCTGATTGTTCTCAAATATACGGATATGCCTGCGTGCCTTGTGGAAATGGCATTTATTGACAATGATGCTGATGCACAATTGCTCGTTGACCAAGAAGACGATTTCGCCCGTGCGATTGCCCGAGGCATTACTGACTATCAATGCACGCTGTAATACAAACCTGTGCATAAAAGCATCAGGAATAAGCTTGGCCAAGCATATTTTATTACTATTTTATGAATTTTAGTGTATATTAAAGGAGAAAATTATCATGACAAAAGAAGAAATTTTGAACACCGTAGCAACAGAAGTAACCGCACTTGCTAAAGATCAGGCAGCATCCTTGTTGGCCGGGTTGAGCGTCGATGAGCTGACACCGTTGGTACAGGCACAGATCAAGACCGTTACGGATCCACTGGAAGCAGAAATCAGCACGACATCCAGTGTGTGGGTGAAAATTCGGAATCGCTTGTACGTCACGGCGATCAATAATGCTGTTACGTCCATTGTGGCAATTATTCAGAGCGAGCTGACAGAATTAGTAAAGAAATAAGAAGTAAGTACAGGGCATTGGCTTCGGCTGATGCCTTATTTTTTTTGCCCATTTTTTATTTTATACATATAAACTATTGACATTTATACGTATAAATGGTATTATATAATCAAGGAAAAGGGAAATAACCCTTACAAAAATACTTAAGTCGCCACCGCAAGGAAGAGCGCAAAGGAGATCATTATGAAAACAATCGACGAAATTAAAAAAACTTGCACGTTGCATCATGCGGCAGCGCATCGCGGCTATGTAAGCCGCAAGGTTGCAGGGGTTGTAAATGAATATTCCGGAAAGTTTGGAACGGGGTACACAATAGATCGTCCCCGTTGGGATACAACCAACTACGTCGATCGCGAATACTGGATTTTGACTAAATAAACATAGAGGGGCGTTTAACCGCGCCCCCTTTTGAGTTATAAAAAGGGGGAAAACAAAAATCAAAAAATATGACATACATATCTGCGACAAATTTGGCTCATGGACAGTGATACGTGATCCGGATTACTCTTTAAAATATACCAAAGTTCTATGCCGCTGTGTTTGCGGCAAGGAAAAAATGGTTGACATTTACAGTCTGCTAAAAGGTAAATCCACATCATGCGGTTGCACTATGTGCAGGCCTAAGGGCGGCAAAGTAAAATCCGGCCAGCAATACGGCTACTGGACTGTCTTAAAAGCGGATGTGCAAAAAAGAAAATCTCTATGCCGCTGTGTCTGCGGCATAGAAAAAATGGTTGGTAATCAAAGCCTCACGTCGGGACACTCTAAGTCTTGCGGATGCCGACGAGCGGAAGCTCAAACCACGGCGCAGTTGCGCGGCAAACAAAAAGGCCAAAGGATTATGGACTGCATACACAGCCATGGGCTCACCGCGGCTTACATTGACCGCAAAACTAATAAAAACTCCGGCACCGGTATTACTGGTGTCAGCAGATTTAAAAATGGTACGTATCGCGCTTATATCACTGTAGACCGTAAGCAAATACACTTAGGATCATACGCAAAATTAGATGATGCGGTTGCCGCAAGGAAGGCGGCGGAAGAAAAATATTTTCGTATACTTGAAGAAAAAATCAAGAATATAAAAGGAGAACTAAAAAATGGGTAAAAGAACGATTTATATGAGCGAGCCACTAGAACGGCTTGCAGAGAAGACACAAGGGGCCGATCGCCGCAATGGTGGGTTTTCTCGCCGTTTGGGTGAAACTGTTGACCGCTATGAAATCATCATGGGCTTAACTGATTTACCGGATTTTGACGACACAGAAACTCAAATACTATCAGAGGTCATCTGCGGCAGCGTAATCAGCCGCAGTAAGGTTGCAGGAATGCATCTTGATATCATTGATGCATCTATCGGGACGCAAGAGCAACGCGCAAAGCTGCTGCGCAAAATAGAGGAGCTATCTATTGCGCAGCGGATAAAATTAATTGAAAAGCTAGGGCAATGAAATCAGGGCAGACATCTCTACATTAAAGAGAAAAAATGTGCCAACAATACAAGAGTATTTGCACATCCGGAAACAAAGATAAAATAAAGCGCCGATCTGCTCTGATGAGTGGTTCGGCGCTTTGGCTATTTAATTATTTTTAGTTTTGTTATAATTATTTGGAATTCATGTCGTGTTTCATTGTAGGATGATTCATTGTTTGGTGATCCATATGCATTGAATTTTGCGGTGGTACATATCCGGCAAGCCGTGGATCAGCCATGCCAAATACCATTGCGAAATGGGTAAAAACAACAAATAGAATTAAGAGAATTGAATCACGTATATTTTTCTTTGTGAAGTCCAACTGTTTGCCAATGATACCTAGTGCTTGCAGTAATAATAATACAGCAGGAATGACTGCCAACATATAAGAGAAAACGGCAATATAATCGATTGGGCCACGCCAATTAGTAATCGATGGTACATAAAAAACAGCTAAATAAATAGTAGCCAAAATAAAAAATATTCCTAATGTAATGGTACTTTTTCGTCCCCATGACTGCCAACGGGTACTTTTCTCATTTTTATAAATGAGACCAAAAATTGCACAAGCTAGGATCGTTTCAGCTAAAACGATTGGCACCAGCATAAATAAAATTAAAAACCACGGCTGATGTAGTGATAATAGTTCCATATAATGAGTCATAATCATTTTTTTATACCTCCTCAGGTTTTTGTATACATTATATATTAAAGATGTGAGCAAAATATGAAGAAATAATGAAGAAAATGTGAGGATAAATATAGATGATAACATTAGAATTTTGATTAGTTTTTGAAGGATAATTTTTTATTCTTTCGTTTTCCATATCTTGCTAGATATATAAACCGTAATCTCCTTTCCCTGAACCGTTAAACTGATTATTATCTTTTTGGCAGTTGGGGTAATATAAAGAGGATTCCATAACCGGAGTCCTCTTTTTTTTTAATTCGCATCTATATCCCTGTAGACACGTAGACTGTAATCTCTTTCCCCTGAACCGTCAAACTGGTTATTACCTCATTGGG